TGAATGGGGCGTAGAGCGAGCGGATATCCTGCCGTACCGAGTCTGCGTCGTCGCCGGCCGATGTAAGGGCGGTTACGCCATTCAGCAGACCAGCCGGGGAAACCCCTGCACTAGCTGCCGTAGCCGACAGGAACGTCGTGTCGATACGCTGTGCACTGGCTTGAGCCAATGCGTCACGCACCAGCATTTCACCAGAAGGATCGCTGTCGGCCATCCATTCGTTGGGAACTGAAGTAAGCGCGCCCACTTTCAGTGGCGTCAGGCTTACATTCATGAAATCGAATGACGTGGCTGGAATTGCCTTCGATTCTCCAACCCAGTAGCCGGTCCCCTGTCCGTCTTGGCCCTTGATCATGACGTTGGCCGGCACGCTGCGTAACGGCAGGCGGTCGAACACCGTCAACGAGTACAGGAATTCCTGGAAGTCACCGGTATAGCGAGTATCCGCCGTGACCAGTTCCGCACCCCACTCGCCGGAGCCTGATCCTGCGCCGGCAACCGCAGCTTTGATCAGCCGCACAAGCGTCGGATTGGTTTTACCCCAACGCTCCTCGGCGATGGCCACCGGGGAAACATCGAGTTGCCGGCTCATCGCCCGCGCGATGATCATCCGCGTAAAGTTTTGGCCCTTGAACTTCTCGTCCTGGTCCTGCGCCTTGACGAAAACATGCCCGCGACTAGAAGTGCCGGCGTGTTGGTTCGTGCCGTCGACCGCCTTGGCGTTCGACGAGTTTATCTGGTCGAATCGCATGCGGCGGATGTCGTCATCGAGCGCCTTAACCTCGTCGGTAAGGGAGTCGAATTCCGACGCCTCGTCGTCCGTGCTGCGGCGGTCTTCCGACGTCCACAGTTCCTTGAGTTCATTCAGGCGCGCGGCCTTTTGCGTGCGCTCTTCGCGCAGTTCAGATAGCGTTTTCATGGTATTACCTTTCGTTCGGGAATTGAAAAACCCGCCGGAGCGGGTTTGTTTCTGGGTACCCGAAACGCCGGGTGGATCTCGGCCGGTCGCGGCCGCTTTGATTGTTTGGATACTTGCATCTTGGTTCGCTGGGATCGTCACGGCCGAGAGTTCGAGCCATTCCCACTTGAGGAAATGTCGACCCCATCTTGAACCTTGGATGTCAGCGGTCTCGATGTCGTTGAATCCTATTGACAGACCGCGGACAAGACCTGACTTGATGAGCGCCCACGCCTCATCGATGAATGGTAGGACGCCGCGGGCGATCTGCGCTTTGATGCTGATCCCGGCATCGGTAACCTTGGCCGCGATGACGTGACCGATAGGCTGTTTAGAGTCGTGCTGCCATAGAAGCGGAATCGGCAATTTGAACTGCGCGCCCTTCGGATCGACGATATCTCCCATGCGATCAGTCGATGGCGTACTAGCGATTCCTTCGATGATTCCGGCGTCATCGAACGACTTAACCTCGAATGTAGAATATGCTCTAAGCATTGCGATTCCTATGCAAAGAAAACCTGATACTCTTTAGGCGCCTCGGGCGCGGTCGGCATAACTCCGATTGCCATTGCGAGTGCAACGAGACCGTCTATTCTCCCGGTCTCGCGCTTCTTGACGAATTTGCGGTTCTCGGCCGGATCGGTCAGCACCGTAGCGTTGTGGTTGCACATATTCAGTACCGGATGATTGCCATGCCTGAGTTTCCGTGCGAGCAGTAGAGATTCGAGTTCTCTGAGGGCCGGTGACATCGATTGAAATCCCTGTCCGAACTCGACGAACTTCGCCAACTCGGTTTCTGTAAATCCGGCACGTTCGAGCCACGGCCTTAGGTGCCGCATATTCCATCTATCAAAACCTATCGCCTGCACATCGCAGCGATCGAACACACCGCGGAGGTGTTCAGCGACGAATTCGTATTCAATCGACGAACCCGGAGACGTGATTAAGTGCCCACTACGTGCCCAATCGTCATACGGCACCCGATCGCGGCGCGCTTTCTCTGCCAGCCCTTCTCCGGGTAGCCAGAATGTAGGCCACACGTCCCACGCATCGCCGAACTTCGCTATTAGCACCAACGCCGTCAAATCGCTCGTGCTCGATAAATCGAGGCCAGCGTAAACCTTCGCGCCGCGCAATTCCCCGAGTGGCTGGGCTCCGTTCTCTGACCACACCGACCGGGGGCAGAATGGATTCCTCGCCTCGACCCGCTGATTCAAAATCAAGTTTCGATACGATGATTCGCGGCTCGGCATGCGCTTGGCGTCGTTTGCCTGTCGCAACACTTCTTCCCGATTCATGAAATCGTCATAGTGCGGATTCGCAAGACGGATCGTCTCCTCGGCGAACGGATCGGCGTCGATCGGCGCACTGTAAATCTCGACCTTGACCCGAGGATCAACGCCGCTGAGCGCATCGTCGATCAGCACCGACAGCAGATCGGCATCGGTCGGCGCCTGAGTCGAGATGATTACCGACAGCGGGTTTTGCTGCGCTGCACTGGCGGTTTCCATCGCCTCATAGAGCACCGACCGCGGCCCCTTGACTTGGCCTAACTCGTCGTGGACGACGAACACCGGGCTGACACCGAACGCTGTCGACGCCTCAGCCGATAGCGCCGTGTACGTCGTTCCTAGTTCACGACAGATCAATTGCTTTAGCGTGTCTCTGACCGTGACGAACGCCGCGATGTCAGGTGACTTGCGCACCATCTTCGCAGCCAGCGCGAACAAGATCGCGGCTTGGTCCCGAGATGTTGCTACCGAGAACAGGTGCCCATTGGCTACGTGTTCAGGTCCGCACAGGTGGAGGAGAAGTAGGAATGCCGAAAAAGCCGTTTTCCCGCCTTTGCGCCCCATCGACAGGATGAACGTCCGTGTCGGCGTATCGTAGATACGCTTGAGCCACGCACGCTGCGGATCAGTCAACTTGACAGGCCGCCCGACGTGCAGACCCTCGGGTATGTAACAGTGCTTTTCGATCCACTCGGCGTTACGTTCACCGCGAGTTTCAGAAAGTTTTTTCACTCGCACCGAAAATAATCCTTGACTATCCGCGCATCATGCGCTATATTTAATACTCACAAGGAGATCAAATGACCAACAGCCAACGAATCGCCAGCCTGAATCCCGGGCAATCAGTCCGCATCAGCGGTGACGCAAAGTGTTGGGTAACGGTAGATCTCAGCTGCAACGGCAAGACCCTGCGCTACGTGCGCAACACAGCAAGCGGATTCCAAGTGTTTCGCACGGTGACGATTGCGCTTTGAGACGCCATGAGTGGCCGACAATCCCAAGCCGTAACCCTCGCCGTGCGCCTCGTGCTGCACGGCTCCACTGTGACGGCAGCAGCCAAGCGCCACGATGTCGCAGTCTCTAGTGTCCGCCGGGCGCTGCGCTTGGCGGGCATCGGGCCGCTACCTCATGGACGACCGAAAAGGGAAATCTGAAATGGACAAGCTGCCAGCGACCGCCGTGCAATCACAAGTCATGCGGACAACGGCCAAGCGCCGGGTATTTCGCCGGAGTGGCACAGATAACGCCGCCGCGCTGATCGGGCATATCACCGCAGGCGACGAAATCTGCGGCATCACGAACGGACAGTTCAGTCTCGTTGACATGATCGAACACGTGCTGAACGAGTGCGGCCCGAGTGACGTTTGCATCGCAACCTGGACAATGGGCATCTACGACACCGAGCGCTCGTTCGAGTTCATTCGCAACAAACTCATCCGCTCGATCCGGTTCGTTCTCGACCCGTCGATGTTCTCGCGCCGGCCAGAGATTGCGTCAATCCTAGTTAAAGGCTTCGGCGTCGATGCGTTCCGGGCAGTGAACAGTCATGCCAAGTTCGCCACGATCCGCGGCGACACACTTGCCGTGTGCATCCGAAGCTCAATGAATCTGAACCCGAATAACCGTATCGAGTCGTTCGATATCTCGGTGTGCGAGCAGACCACAGCGTTTTTCGAGTCGCTGGTCAACGATATATGGGCAAAGATCGATACCGAGAATCGTTCTCAATCGCGCGGCTTGTTCGACGAACTCGTGAGCGTTCAGCCAAGCGGCAAGCGCCCAAACCCGTTTCGGGCGATCGCGGGCGCAGCCTAAACCTCCCACGGCCGTTTAGCGGCGCTCGGTTTGCGCTTGCTCTTGTCATACGTGGTCTGCTGCGTCAGCCTCATCCGAGTAGCGAGCGCTGACATCGCGCGTCCCTCGCGTTCCTGCATCTTGAGCAGTTGATCGTACTCTCGGACATCGAACTGATCACCAGCTTCGGCCGCCGCAATGAGCTGCGCTACCCGATCTGACGAAACTACGTGCCGGCAGTATTGCACCAGCAGCGGATAGGTCTCGGCCCCGAACCAATCGGCCGGCATCCGGTTGACGACTACAGCCCATTCCCGAGACTGCTCTGGCGTCAACTCCGCAGGGGCCCGGGGCCTGCTCGTGCCGGTAACGTCAGTCTCGACGACAGACAGCGCAGCGCTGGAAACTCGACCGGGTTTCACGTTGAACGTTTCACAATGTGAAAACTATGGGCGGGGCACTTTTGAAGAAACGTTTGGCGGCCGGTTTCCCATAACTTTGTGGAAAAGTCCAAGATCACCCCCCGCCGTCCCTATCCGCCAACTGGATACCCGTCTGCCCCGATGGGAACGCGCTGACGGTAGCCTAAGTCTATAGCTGTCTTGACTTCGTGGCATTCGGCGCATAGTCCTTGCCTATTGTCTGGCTCGTCTTTGCCGCCATTTGCGAGTGCTATTCTGTGGTCGATCACCTGTGCGAGCCTGACTCGGCCCTCGGCCTGACACATCACGCACAGCGGGAGCAGTCTGAAGTGCTCTGCCCTGATGGTCTGTAGCCTGCGACCACGGATACGCTTGTCTGTGGTGTGCATCAGCCGAGACTCTGCGTCTGGTCTCGCTCGGCACCTGCGTTACCACCGTCGAGCGTGAGCGAGAGATGTTCCTCGTCCTCATCGGCGAGAGATTTGAGCAGCGTGGTCAACATGGCGAGGATTCGATCCTGCTTTGCCTCGATACTCTTGATTGAATCTGTGAGGTTCCACATGACGGAATGACACACATTTGGCGGAATATAACACAAACCATCTAATGTGCAGACAAAATTGTAACACGTTGGAGTTTCTCTACCCGCTCGCGTTCAGCCTGCTGCATTCTGCTTCTCTCGCCTAACCATGCAGCTATGAGCCTGTCCGACCTGTCGAGCCTCGTGTATATGGTCACCCGTTCACACGCCAGTAGTAATCCCTTGGTGGCTATAGATCCAGGGTGGAGATACCAGACTTCGACTGTGCGCCGCAACTCACTCGGCAACCCGGATATCGCAGAATCAGTAACCGACGCCTCGGCATCGTCGATCGGGATGATTGACTGCGCATCGTAGCCATTGCCATCAACCACCGGGACATCTAGGTTCACGTGGCTGTAGCCGAGACCACCGCTACGGCCACCGATGCGCCAGCGTGCCCAGTTTGTTAGGCGGACATCGACCCATTGGATTCTGGCCATCAGGCAAACACGATCAGGTACACCGCAGCGCAAGCGCCGGCTATGAGCCACACGACCACTAGAGCCTCTACCGTTTGTCTAGACATGATTGGATTGGAACTGAGTTGCGCCGGCATGCGTCAACCCACGCTTGATCTGGTGTCGCTCCGGTTCCGGCTGGGCGATCGAGCGTGAACGGCCTGAGTCCTCGGCGATCTAGGAATACATGCCACTCACCGTAGCGTTTGATGAGTAGCGGCCTCGTGGGCTCAGGTTTCATAATGTCTCGACATTAGGGTTTGTACCTAGTAGATTGTGCTTGAATCGTCGTGCTTAACGCATATAATTGAGTCTGACACTTAGGAGATAACGATGACATTGTGGATTTACGACAGCGGGGCAAGCACCGCTGAAATTGAGCGTGGCGTTGCTGCGGCAATTGATGTATTCGAGCGCCACGCTCTTACGCCGGAGCACTGCGCGGCTCAAGTGCTCGCACTGTCGAACGATGACGCCTACGACGAGCGCGGTGTTGCCGCCTGGAACGAAGCTGACGACGCGGCGATGACGGCATGCTGCGCGGGTTGGAATAGGACGCCTCCGGCCGGACACTTGGAACCGGAATAGGACTCCACCACAGTCTACCCCAAACAAGCTCGCTTAGGCGGGCTTTTGGGCTGCCAGCTATCAGGAGATTGAACAATGTACCGCTTCCAGGTCTGCTACTCAAAGCGTTTTCAGTCTGGCATCTTGCGAGGTCGGTTGTATCACGATCACCTGCGGTTTGTCGATTGGAAAACCGCAAACGACTTCGTGCAACTTTGCTCGAATGATCACATCTTCCACTCGTGCACAGACGATGGCACGTACACGGTCGAGGACGCTGCACTGTTCGCAATCGAGCCGATGCAAGTCTAGTCGTCACATCCGACCCGGTGCCGCCGGGTTCAATGTGCCGATCAGGCACTACTCGAAGGGGTGAAGCAATGAACCATCTTCCACCAGAAGCAAGCGACGCCGAGCGACTTGCAGTCTGCATCGACGAACGAGACCGACTGCGCGCCATCAATGCCGAACTACGCGCCATGCTGATCGAGGTCCACGACACATTGTCGCAGAAATACAGTCCTTCATACGACGATCGGTTGTGGCTGGACAAGATGCAAAAACTGATCGACATGGAGTGATGCGATGAGATTCTACCCGCTCAAAATATCCATCAACGACGTTGTAAATGCTTCAAGAGCCAATCTTGAATGGACTAACCGAGAATTAGAACGTCAGCGAGACAGCCTTCGCGCTATCAATTTGGAACTTGCGAGGCATCTGGATTGGCTGTGCTGCGCCTGCGAAGCATTTGCGCCGAACATCAAAACAGACGAAGCGCGAGCGGCACTCGCTAAAACTACTTCCCAATAACCCTCAAGCTCTGCAACTGAGCACGCACCGCATCAGGAATAGGCGCCCGTAGCGCCCTTTCCTGGGCCACTTGGTCAGCTACCCTTTGCAGGTATTCGTTCGTGGATTCTTGACGTTCCTGGCGCCTCGGGGAGCGCTCGTTGACGTAGACCGATGACCAGCCGGCTTCGACGGTCTGCCACAGTATTTCAGTGGCATCATACCCATCGGCGTGCGCCCTTGCGAGTTTGATCAGTATTCGCTTCTTTGCGGTGTCGGTTAGTGGTGCGTGATGTCCTTTCTTGCGTCTGACCTCGACGAATGCGTCCCATGCGTCGGAGTCAAGCCAAGATGGTGTCATGCGACAGTCCTCGAAATGCGATCCTACTTGGTGAATGTGCCTTTCCAACCATTATCTTCAGGCGAGCCTCCAGGCCATCCCGTAGGAGGTGGGATTGCAACATAGACTTTAGCCCTGCCGTTAGCCGGGGCCTTACGATGCCCGTCTGGCTGTTTCTTGTTTTTCATGTTCCACCGACCCATCGTCGATTCTGATTCTGATGATTGCGTGACTTTCGATTTCATACGCCACCTCTATTGTTGGTGCCGGTTACCTAATCCGGCGCGCATGTCATCAGCGCGGCACCGTTGCTGGTGTTTCGGTTGCCTAGGGCCGCGTCCCTTTTCCAGACAAGAGGATATGTTCACAGATGTCTGGCGCGTTAATGGCACCTAAGCACACACCAATTCCGAGCGGCCCTGCCTCTTCGGCGATCAACGTGTAGTGCTTTGAAGGTAGGCCGTTCCTTGCGCCTATCTGAGAGGCAACCGACATGATTCTGCCCCACTCTTCAGCCACAGCGCCATGCCGCGCCAAGGGTTAAGCTGACTCTCGGCCTACCATCAAAACACTCGTCAACTCGAGCAATACTTTGTGGTGCTGTCTTTGCTACCCGTTCGACTCCGCGATCAACCAGAGCTTTACTAGGACAATGTTCAGACCCGCTAAGGTCTTGAACGAGGACAACACCACAAAACACTCGTCAGCTCACTTTACTCTCGTGAAATGCTTTGAAGGTGGCGTCCTGGAGCTGATCCCAGGAGCAGGCTCTTCGGGCGATTGAAACGTGTCGGCAGTTTCCCACGCACCCCTCAATCCTCCCCGCAATCCTACCTGCCTCGCCTTGCATAGAGGCACCCAGCTTGTGCAATTCGCCACCATCAAAGCACTCGTCAGTCACTGTACTCGCTCATCAAGAGCATGTGAAGTAGGGTTTACACCTATCGTGTGCTCGCACTCTTCCCACGGTGGAGTTTGGCAGTCGCAGCACGGTAATGAGAAGTCTTTGCATTGAGTAGTGTGCTCTGGTTTCGGCCTTCTCGGAGGAACGAACAATGGCTGTAACCATAGATCGATCTGTACTTGGTACACTTGCCTAAGCTCTGGAAGAGTTACTGGTTCAGTGGCTATCAGGGTGGTGGAGTTCCGGGGGTTTTTGGCAAATACTCACCTAACCGCGTGACACGGTTAAGTGAGTGCCTATCAGTAACGGAGCCAGCCCACGGTACGTCAATGGCCCGAGCATCACGCAATGCGTGCTCGACTCAAGGGTTATT